GTTGTGTTGTTTACTTGAAAGTTAAAACTAAAATCTGTTAAACTGCCATTTGCTGTAGCAGTAACCTTCCTTATATTATTATTGACATCAAATAAAGCCATAATCTAAATAATAAACAATATCCACAATACTAACAACCAGAACAAAATAATTTATTCTATTGTTTTACGATTTTCTTGTATTGCTCTTTGTATTTCAAATATGTTAGGGTCTGATAAATTTCTTGGATTTTCTCCAAACCTTTTACGAAACTCATCTCTTTCTAAAAGAAGTGCTTTAAGTTCTGGGTATTCTAATACTAATAAATCTTTTGCATATTTTTTATGCGCATTGTCCACACCTTTAAGTAAATCTATTTTGTGTGCAGGTGGTGCAGGTTCCAATCCAGTAATTCCTCTAATTTTTTCATATCCAGTGCTTTTAATAATATCTTTAAATTCTTCCAATATATTACCTGGCATTAGATTTTCTCCACCAGAGTACACTTCTGATTTAAAATATTCTTTTGCAAAAGTTCCTCTGCGTGGATAGTTATATAATTCTTTGTATCTATCATATTGCTCGGCATTTAATTTTATTTGTGGTTCACCCATAGTATAACTAAGAGGTGATAAACCTAAGTTTAATTTTGCTAACTCTTGGTTTACTAAATTAGCATGAGGTAAATTTATTACTCTATACGGAGAGGCAAACTCCCAACCACCGCCTCTAGTTTGTGGCATTGGCTCATACCATCTATTAGTTTTAACAGGCAACTCAGATGAACAGCCTATTGTCTTAGAGCAAATAGTATTAAGGTTTTCATACCATGCTCTCATTACTGGTTGTAATCCAACTGGTCTATTCCAAAAAGGAATGTTTACATCATCATATTGATTATCTGGAAGAGTGCTAGAGGCCATTTCTGAACCTACAGTCATATCTCCAAATTTTGCTCGTTCTCCATATCCAGACCTTTCTACAGAACCTTCTAACATAATACCTACACCAGGCAAATCAGCTGGTCCTTTAAAGTTATCACCTACACCAAAAGTAACATGTTCTTTAACAATACCTCCTGCTGCAAATACCTGTTTAGTTAAAAGTTGTGTAACTCTTTCTACCTGGCTTTCATGGCTTTGGAAAGGTGAACCCATAAGGTCTATAAACTCTCCTATGAATTGTGTCATTGGTAAAGCGGTAGCTGTATATCTCATAGTGGCTAAACCAGCGCCACTTAAAATATCTACTATTGTATCTTCATCATCAATATTTAACAAAACATCATTGAAATCACCAGCCATAGCTAACATACCAGACAAAGGGTCATATCTTGCATAACTTATCCAGGTCCAAGCATCTGGTCCCTCTTTATATGTACCATCTTCGTTTTTCTTTCTTACTCCAATAGAATATGGTTGATGGTTTTCCAACCAGGTTTTTCTATATTTTTTATCTCGTGGACCATAACCAGTTATTGCATAACCCTCGTTCATGCCTCCAGTGCCAGCATAAGCTAAAGTTGCAAACATAAGAGTGCCAGTTGTTGCTCTTACTAAAGCCTCTCGTTTTTCAGTGGCACTACCACTTATTAATTTTTTATAAAAACCTGGCATCAATATAGCTAAAGGTGTCCTTTCTGTAACTCTTCTTACAATTTGTGAGGGTGTCTTATAAAAAGGAACCCATATCTTAATTCCTGATAAATTAAAAAATCTTGTCATGCCTTGAAAGACGCCTGGTAAATCGTCTTGAAAAGTCAACATTCTTGCAAACTCACTGCCCTGTTGAAAGGTACTATCTTTATTTATCGTATGTAAATAGCTATCAACACTAAAATCATAAGCCTCTTTTTTTATAGCCTCATCTCCAGTAAATATTTTTTTTGTACCTTTTTCTGGGTCAATAATTTTTTCATACTTGTAGTCAGATATGTCAATACCTTCATTTGTTATTTTTTCATTTATTTCTTTTAATCGGTTGGTGTAGGCTAGAGATTTTTGACGCATACCAATACCTTCTATTTCTACACCCCTGGCCATTGTTTTAAAAAATTCGTCAATAGCAATCATAGGACGATACCCTAACATTCTATAAGTAACACCTAGACCATCTATAGCTAACGCAGCTGCACTCTCTCCTAAGCCTCCGCCCTCTGCTCTATTCCTTAAACCAAAACCTTGTCTTGTTACAGTTCTACCAGCCATATCTAGCTTACTTGTATTTTCTGTAAGAGATTTTTCATGCAGTAACGCATGGGTCATATTTCTTAATGCTTGAGGTAAATATGTAATATGTCCTTTTAACATAGCCATAGCTTTAGCCATTTCATCTTTATCCCCAGTCATACCTGCTATAAATTTTTCAGCCATTAACATTTCATAAAATGCAACTTGAGATACAGTATTATATGCGTGAGTAACTCCAGACGATAATAATGCTGAAGTATAGATTTCTACTAATGCTCTTGGAGTCATTTTAGCTCTATCTAACAATGTCATTTTAAGAAATTTATTTTTAGACACATCATTAGGCAAGGCTTTATAAGATGCTAACATAGTTCGCACAGCAGCCTCACCACCATTAGCCTCCATATATTCTGCTAAGTTTTTCTCTGTAAGAACTGCAGTAAATTCTCCCACTGTATTTGTGTCTTGCCAAGTTTTTAGAGCCTGTATTCTTGATTGCCCTGGTGAGGCAATAATTTTATTTGACACAAGGGTTCTTGCTATTTCTTCTTGTACACCTACTAATTGTATTTGAGCATATCCAGCAATATTCAGTGCCTGGTGCGCTTTAGCTAAATCCATAGCACTTCCAGATTTTTCAAATTGTTGCATGGCTTTTTCAGCAACAACAGTAAAAGATAAAACTGTTCTTTTTGCAGCAAGAAGTTCACTGTCTGTAAATGGCCTTTCTCCTTTACCTCTTCTCAATAATTGTAGCATTATATCTACAGAACCTATTTTGTTTGCGTCATTGATAATATCGTTGAATGAACGAATAGAACGACTTTGACCTTTATCAATGACTTTACCATCTTTATATTGCTTTCCCCCTTCAAGTATTTTTTTTCCTGTTGTATCTTTTTGATTTTTATAATGCTCAAACATAGCACCAATCAATTTTTTAAATTGTACATCAGCTGTATCATCAGATTTCTTACTGTCTATTTTATCAAGATTAGGTAAAACAACATCAAAATCTACATCTCCTTGCATATAGCTTTTAACTTTGTTTAATTCAGCTGGAGGCATTGGCTTGAAAAAAACTGTGCCTTCATCAGTTTGTATAAAAGGCTGTTCTCCCTCAACCTCTTTTTTTATTCTTTCATTTTCTTTTTTTCTTTCTTCTTTTTTTATTCTTTGAGATGGAGTTGTTGTTGCATCTACAGCACCCATCTTTTCATTCCAGTAATCAACACCAGCATCTATTGCTTTGCCCCCTTGTTTTATAAATCCCTTAGTTAAAGTACCCAAGCCTGCAATTTGCACTGGTTCTGTTAAAGGTACTTTATCTTCTTCCGTAATGTATTCACCACCAGCACCACCTGCCAAGTCTCCAGTTAAAGGTGCTTGTTCTGTTTCACCTAAAAGATTTACAGTATCTTTGTTTTGATTTTTTTTGTTAGTCATCTCAGCTGCTGTAACAGCTGTTTCATCAGTTGGAATAGACATCATTTGCCTCCATTATTTTTTGTTTCCGTAATATCTAAAATTGGTGCCATTGATTTAAGAGCCTTCTCCTCTGGCTTAACTAGGTTGGTTGCTTTTTCAATTCCTTTTGCTATACCGGCACCAGTTGCCTCTACGGCTCTACCAATAACAGGGCCAGCAACACCACCAACAGCAGACATAGCAGCTGTTTGTCCTGGTTTATATTCTGCTTGTTTATCAGCCCTCATTTTAACAGTTTGATTACCATAGTCAAAACCACCAAGATATACCATTCCCTCGGCGCCTAATGCAATTTCAGCTGCATCTGGTCTCCTTGTAACTAAATTTTTAAGGTATTCTTTAAAAGCCATCTTAGACATTTGTTTACCACCAGCACGCCCAATGAGACCTAATCCTACAGTACCTAATCCAACTAAATTGCTGTAGTCCATAACAGAATAATAAACTCCATCAATAAAATTATCCAATAATAAACCTTTTCTATCAGATGTTTCCATTAAATAATACATTGAGGCTGCTATCGGCGCTGGCGCACCTTCCAGTCTATTTACATCAACTAGCATATTAGCAAAGTTGTTTTCAAAAGAGGACATAAAATCTATCCCCCACTCTGCAAAATCTTTATCTGTAGTTAACTTTTTTTCGTTTTCATCATCTCTAGTATATACAATATTTCTGTTTTGGTTTGCCAGGTACTTATGTAAAATTTTTGATGCTCTTATCCATGCTTTATCTTTAACGACATTTTCTTGTGGTTCTAATTTTTTAAAACCGATATGAGTATCAGATAGAAATTGTCCAGGCATACCAAACACTTCTATTTGTTTTTGTTTGTACTCTAATGCCTCTGGTGTGCCATCTTCTATTTCTGGAGGTAGTCCTGTTTCTAAAGGTAGTTCTCCTTGAAAATACGCAACTTGACCTGTATAAGGGTCTCTGTATATTGAGTATTCTTCTTCGCTTGTCATAACTAAAAGTTCTCTAAATGCCTTACTAAAATCATCATTAACAAAATCGTCAGTCATTAATTGTCCCTTATGTTATAATTATTTATTTGTTGCCTATCAAAATTTGGGTCTGTAACTAATTCATCTAATATTTCTTTATCTCTTTGTAGCATTTCAGCCATTTCAGAATGTCCATCTGCTATTGCTTTTCTTATTAATCTATTTAATCCACTTCTTGTATAGCTTTTGTAATGTGTAATAAACGCTGTTTGACCACCAAGTGTGTATGGTTTTCCTTGATTGTTAAGTTTTCCTTCAAATGCTTTGTGTAATACTTCGCCTGGTATTGGATTTGCGTTGGCGGTATCTCTAACAATAGAAGGCATTACTTCGTCCACCCACTTCAATGGTCTAAAATCATTTCCTGCAGCTGCTTTGTCCGTAATATACCTTGATAAAGTAGCAGTATATATTTTATTTTTTTGTGTACTTAAAAACTCTTTGTCTACATAAAAGTTATCAGACATATCTAATTTATTTTTCATAAGTTTTATTGCTGCTTTATCTTCTTCAGATAAATTTGTTTTATATTTATCACTTAAATCAAGAAAAGTCTCAAAAGTAATTTGATTTTTGTTAAAAGCTATTTGTACATCAGCTACACTCATAGCTGGATTTATATTTGCTAGGTCAGTTTTAAATCTTATTACAACATCAGTATTATCTATAATAGCCATAGAATTAAAACCAGAGCCGTCAGCAGTAACTCTAGTAATCTTATCAAATGTTACTTTATTAATTTTATACAACTCATCAAAACCCTGTTGTTCAAATGTTGACAAAGCAGTAGTCATCATTTCTAAACCTCTATCTCTTACTTGTTCTATTTCTTCAGCATTTGCACCGGTAGGATTAGTAAACATAAACATACCTCTTTTAAAAGATTGTTCGTATGTCTCTTTATTATCGTCCCTTATTTTTTTTTTATGATTTATTACTTTCTCTATATCTTCTAAATGTGTATTATAACCTGTTCTTGCTAAATTAATTATTTCTAGTGCCTCAGTAGATGAGGCTGAGAATATAGCATTGTAAATTTCCGTAGGTAATTCTTTAGCTGTTTTACTTTTTGGTCCCTGTCGTAAAGCAGTCTCCATTCTTTTAAACAGCACAGCTTTACCACCTGGTTCTGTTTGTAATATTTCTTGAGTAACTATATTTTTTCTAATAAGTGTTACTCTTTTGTCAAAGTCATTAAGTAAAGTGTTGACCTCTGTTTGTGTAAAACCTAAAGCCAAAGCATCTTTTGCAAACTTATATTTATGTGAGGCTATTTTAGTTTTTAATTCCTCAGCTGGTGGTAACAATTCAACGCCCTCTTGAATACCACCTTTTGGAATTACAGGTGTCATATTTTTTAATTCTGTATGAATAAAGCCGCCGTCCATTGTTGCAAAATTAAAACTGGTTACAAGGGCTGCTCTTGCTTTTTTTTTCTCTACTTTTAAATAATCACTCATCTCACCTTGTAACTTGCTATAGGCAAATAGGCCAACATCTGCTCTAAATTTTTTAGCTAAGGTAGGACTTGTTTCATCAAAGGTTGCAGCATAACCATTAATAATTGTATCAAATTTTTCTCCAAGCATTGATGGGTCTAATTCTTGTTTTTCATAATCTGTAATATCAAACAATATCTTTTTCTTAGCCATGACCTCTAAATCATTATAGACTGTCTCTAAGGCAGCTGCTCTAGCTTGTCTACCAAAAACACTAAAAGTATCTCCAGGTAGTTCTACTTCTTTATCTTGAACAAAAGCATCTTCTAATTGTTGTTCTGTAGGGGCATTTAAAGCGCCATATTCAGCACCCTCTAGCTTAGCCATGCCTTCCGCCTGTTGCATAAAGTAGTTGCTCATTTGGTCTAACTTTTGAGTCATCTGCGTATAACCAGCTATGTTTTCTCTTTGTCCGGCAAAATCAATATTCTGAGGCGGTCTTAAATAATCACCGGAGGACTCGTATGTTACTCTTGGTTTTGCCATTACACTATCATTGAGGGTTGAGGTGTATATGTGTTTAGATTAAGAATATTAGAACCAGCTGGCGTTGTTGTTGGATTAAAAATATTAGAACCAGTTGGTGCTGTTGTTGCACTTCCAGAAAAAATAGATTGACCTCCAGTAAATCCGCCACTGCCATATAAAAATCCTGCTTGAACAAAAGACTGTCCCATGGTCATGACTGCAGACCTTTGTGCATTTTTTACCGCTACTTTACCTGCATAATTGTATTGCGCTGCTTGATAATTTGCCATCTTAACAGCCATTGTTTGATTGTCTCTTGATATAGTAAAATCATTTACACCTTGTCGTAATGAATATGTATTTATAATATCTGGTGAACCTCCACTAGAAAATGGGTCTATGTTTCCTGCAGCAGACCTCGCTGTATTAGCGGCTAAGACTCTGTTTAGTTTTTTTAATTTTTCTACACCTTCTTGTTTGTATTTCAAGGCTGTTACTTTACCTTGTATTCTTGCTGCGTTAGCCTGCATATCATACATTTTCTTTTTTTCTTGTGCTGCTTTTATTTGTGAAACAGCACTTACAGCTGAGACTGCTACTGATAAGACTGCTAATTCTACTCCACTCATAATATTTCCTTTCTTTTATTGTCCTACACTAACTTTGTAGGCAAGACTTAACACAGTCATAAAAACTGGCTGGTCTTGTGATATTGTTATTACTCCGTCATTATCATACCCTAAAAATCCATGCGTCCTTTTTTTTCCGGTAAAGGCTGTTACGCCACCTATACCAGCTAGAGGTGCTGTTGTAAAATCAATCATTCTATTATTTATTACAAGGTTTTGTGTTTTAAAAACATTTGGTGTAATTTCTAATATTCTTTTTTTTTGTGAAGATATAGTACCGCTTGATAGTCTTGTTTCAACAGGGTTGGTTTTTACCTCTACATCATAATCTAACCCTACCTCTAAATATCTAAGCGGTGTTCCACCAGCTGTAATGGCACTACTAGAAACTGTATCATCTGTATCAACTATATCATCTCTAATAATTTTTACAGACTTACCCTCAATATTTCCAAAGCTATTATATGTTGCACCAGAAAAACCAGAAGTTATTTGTGTTGCGCTATCTGTTGTAAAGTCATCATCAAATACTTCCACATAAAATTTAGTTGCACCACCTATAGTTCGTTTTACGATTGTATATATTATATCTACATCTACCGCCACATCTTTAAATACGCCATCTGTAACAAGATGTGAGGGGGCTACTATGTTCTGACCCTTGTTTAACATAAACGCTGCTATCTGGCCTGTAAATGGTATGCTAGAGTCTCTATATCCAGTGCTATCTTCTCCATTAAGTATCAATAATAAATCACCCTCTGTTGTATCTGTAGCTGCTCTTAGTGCAGTTTTTATAGGGTCAACAATTAAATGCGAGGCTAGTAAAGAAATATTATTAGCTACATAGGATAACTCAACATCAGAAAACAAAAGTTCTCTTATAGCTTTACCTTGTCTTTGTATAAATAAAGTTCCACCCTCCGCAGCTTGTGGTCTTACAAACGCTTTTGCCCCACGCTTTGTGCTTGACTTAGCCACAACATTTGATGGTGTAATAGGGTCTAGGTCTCCTTGAGGAATAAAAAATTCAGCACCGGTAGTAAATATTTGCAAGTCTCTACCAGACCTCATACCAACAATCGTGTTTACACTATCTGTTGCCAAAGTTATTTTTATTGCATCATCATCTAAACCTTCGGCTGCTTTGAAATTAAAAAATTGTCCTACCTTTGAACCAAACAAAGTAGAAGGTAAGGAGCCACTACCACCAAAAAACAAACGACCTTCGTGAAAAGTTGCTGATACAGGCCACCCTCTATTGTTACTCCAAGCATCTTCATATCCACTTTCTAAAAACCAGCTACCAGATGAAATTGAATTAGTGTCAAAAAAAGGCACTTCAACAAATGCCTCAACTTTTGTAGCTGAAATAAAATTTACAATTCTTGCCCTACCGAAACCATCAGCAGCCTCAATGAATTGGTCAACATTTGATGAACTAAAAATACTAGACCCAGCTGTAATCTCTATAGTACCATCAACAGCTGAAGGCGTTATAGTTGAACTTGGATTTGATGTAGTAATTGTAAACGCATGTTTAGGTATTGTAAGTTCTGAAGTAAGTGCTGTTGCCGTCCATGATGTATTTGTAGCGCCTCTTTGAACTTTGAATGGCGCAAAGTTTGGGTGTACTAAAATTAGTGTATCAGCTGATTGTGTATAATATAATCTATTAATGTCAAAGTTTGTTACTTCATACAAAGTGCCTACAGTAAATTCTAAATAATTATTACCGCTTGAATTTATATTGGTAAGCAACGCAGCATCTTTAAAAAAAAACATTCTTATCTTAGCATTTGGATTGTCTGTTTTTACGGCTGTTATACAAACCATAAAACTTTCGTCTACCGAAAATTCAAAAGGCACAAGATAATGTCCGTTGGCTGCGCCATCATTTGTAATATCAAGTAAAAATTTTAGACCAGGCCTTCTACTAAAACCGCCTTGAGGTTCAAAAATAACATTCTTTGCAGATTGTACTGAAGTATAATATTGTTGTAAATCTATACGACCTTGTAATAAAGGGTCTAACTCTCCTATAGTAAATGACGCTTGATATTGTTGTATTCTACTCATCTTATATCTGTCAGCAAATAATCTCCCACAATAGAAGGTGTTTGGCCACCACTATCAATAGAGGCTGCTTGTCTAAAGTAACCTCCTCTAAAGTTTTCTGTTGCTGTCCCTAGTGCTATTGTTCTCCAGTATTCCGCTTTTGTTGTTTGGTCTGTCATGACCTCAGCTAAATGCCATGCCATTTGATAACCAAGTAGCTGAATAAAATAACTTGGCATATTACCTTCACCAACAAGTCTTTGATAATCAATATGTATTTCTGTTGCATCTGTCATTAGAACGGAATATTGGCCAGCTGATTGAGCCATTTCCCAATTTTTAAATAGTTGTCCACCTGGACTACTTGTTGTTCTCACCGCCTCTGGTACAGCGTTTAAAATATCATTTGGTAAAAGATATTGATATGTCCATTCACTATTTGGAGTATCTACATCTCTTGCTAATTGTTGTTTTGCTATAGTAAAAGACCAACGATACATAGCTAGAGTCATTTTTTTTGTATCTTCATATATGTTTGCACAGGCATTAGCACCTGGAGTGCCATCAGTAAAACTTGTGATTGGTTCTGCGCCTAAAAACAAAAGCGCTTTATTGCAAACAGTTACATTAGTATCACCTTGAGCCATAAACCTTACCCTAAAAAAGGGGGCCGTGGCCCCCAGTTTTTGTTACTTTAGTCTGCGTCAGCGACAGTAATTGCTGTACCATCTGAAACATCAACAACAGTTCCAGTATTTGACAACACAACAACAATATTCATTGTTGGCGTATTACTATCTCTAACAAAAATTATATCACCAACTGCAACATCTTTGGCTACTTCATTAAAGTAACCTTCACTGTTTACAGCGGCGATTGCATCTGCACTTGTATAAGAAAACATTTGAGGTGCAGTGCCTTTTTTTGATTGTCCACCAATAGGGTTCCAACCTGTTCTTGCAAAAGCCATAATATACCTCCTAGCTTTCTCTGCAGACTACATCAACAATCCCATCAACATCTATTGCAACACTACCCATAGATAGTTTTGCAGTTACTAGGAATGAAGTTTTTTCTGCAATATAGTTAATTTCCGTTGAGGCTGGCATACCAACCGCAACACCCATAGATGATTGATGAAAAGCAAAACAAGTTCTATCATTAGAACCATCTTTTGATAATCCACCTTCATCTCTATCACCAAGAATATGAAAGGTAAAACCCATCATAGTTCCGATTTGTCCAGAAACCAAGGCTTGAATTGTTTGGAAATCAGAACTAATTGCTCTTTCATCTCCTAACAATGCTGCCAAGTTGTTTGCATGAATAATCATGTGGCGATTTTCTGCAGGAACATTTTTTGCATCTAATGCTTTTTTAGCTGCAATAATTTTTCCTACATTCAAATCACTAGCTGTCGCACTGCCGCTGGTTACAACTGTGTTGGCCACCGAGGAACCTGCGCTTGCCGCTAGTAATGCGTCTAATAAAATCTGGTCTTGACGCCTTCCGATAGCTGACCCAACCACTTGGGCCAGTTCACTTCTTTCGTCAAAATTAATTTTATTCTGTAAAAATATATCACTGTATTCAGCCGCATAGAAATCCGTAAGGGAACATGCCACGCTGCTGAAGGCAGTATTTAGCGGAACCACATCTGTAGCTGGTGTCCTCACACTAGCTTGTCCTTTTCCAACCTTAGGAAAGTTGACCTGAGACCCCACTACGCCAGTTCTTGTTCTGGCTGCACCAGTTAGTTTTGCTGCCCCTTGATATGCTTGATGTACTTCAGCATCAAAGAGTTGCACAAACGCTGGCGACAAATTAGCTTGAGTTGTCATAAGTTTGCCTCCTAGCAAAAGTTAGTATTAATAACAATCGCAACAGTTGTCCAGAAGGTCTGGGCTGCAACATACTCAATTAGGCCTTGAGCCAGCCGCAAATTTCTTTGCTACCAGAAAGGCTGTGGTGCAGTTATCTTTCATCTTTATTTATAATATACAAGATACAGCTTGTAAAGGCGTTTATTGATTTTTGTTGCCGTATCTCTCGCTAAATCTTTTAGCTACCATATTTTGATATGCAGGGTCAGTTTGATATCTTGGGTCTTTCATCAATCTATTTGTTTCTGCTTTAAATTCATCTTCACTTTCTTTAAGTTCTGGTGTTTCTAATCGTGTTGGTATGTTTACTTTATCGCCCATAAGATTTCTTAACTTTACTACTAATTTAGAACCAACAGCTGTGCCTCCCAATATATCAAGTTCATTTATTTCGTCCTCGTTAAAAATACCTTTTCTTGCCATGCCGTCAGCCCAATCTAAGTTACTTTTTAATATTGCATCTGCATTTTTTCCTAATAATCTTTTTTCTTCAGCAGAGTTTCTGTCTATTTCAGCTGCTTGTTCTTTTTGATTTTCTAACACAAGTTTTACTGCATCATCAAAAACTAATTGAGACAATCCATTTTCTTTAGCAATTTTCATAAAGCCATTTAATAAAGGGTCATCTTCTTGAATTTTATATTCTTTTAAAAAATCTGTATCATATTTTTCTGGTGCTTTGTGTTTACCTTGAGACATTTTAGTTCTAAGTTCTGTATAATTTTTTTTTGTATCTTTTAATTCTTGGACAATACCTTCAAGGTCTGGTCCGTCTTTATGCCAGTGATTTTCTATGCCTTCAAAAAAACTAGGCATTTCATATTCTTCTTGTTCATCTTCTTGCTCTGTGTTCTCCACATGAGCAATAGGTTCATTAGTTTCTTCTTCACTTTCTTTTGGATTGTTTTCTCTAAACTCCTCAACCATAGTTTTTTGTTCTGGTTGCTGTTCTACTTTTTCTTCTTGTGTTTCTTGCACAGCAAGATTTTCATTAGCTTGGTTCATTGGCTCTCCTTATTCTTTGTTCTATTTCTCTAATGATTGAATTTTGTCCTTCTCTTGCAAAACCATAACTTGTATCTGCACCAGGTACCCAACAAGGTTGCTGTATTGTAATTGCTTTTAGATGGTCCAAAACTTTTTTACCCTCTGCAGTTTGAAAACATTTTCTATATGCTATATCAAGTTGTCTTTGCACATCAGTATCTTTAATACGCAACTGTGAAACATTTGCATCAAGGCCGTCCCAGCCTACAGAATTTATATCTCT